GCCTTATCCTTCTCCTTTTTAGTTATCTTATTGCCCATTTTTTTTCGTCAATAGATCCTGTCTCCCTATACTCCTTGAATATAGCAGCTATCGTCTCTGCACTTCTTCCCTGCCCTTTACTCATCTCATATCTTCCCCTCTTCTCTCCTTTCGGGAACTCCTGCATCTTTATGTTTCTTTTCTTAGCCATATTTAATATACGTTAATATCTTGTAACTTCTTCCAATACCCATCGAACGTTCTCGGACTACCCGCGTACTTCATCTTCGCGCATTGCCGACATATATCCACTTCACCAAAATCTCCCGGATCGTAAAACGTTTTCTCCGCACGATTACTTTTACACGCCTCACACCTAACAAACTTCTCCTCCTCTTCTTCCAACTCCTCCCTATGCCATACCTCTGGTTCTGGTGCTGGCGAATTAAACTGAACCTTATCCTGAACTACTGGCTTATCTTCTATCTGTACAGGCGTAGTCACGTTTGTCATACGACTTGTCATACGTTCCTCAGACTTTGTCATACGATCAGCTTTTTCGTCATACGGAGTGTATGTACCAATTGGTTTCGTTCTGTCCATCACTATAAACGTTTCTCCCTTAAGCGAGCCAAATTTGCGGACAAACTCTCTTGTTGTTACTCTTTTCATGTCTTCATTATATGTCATACGTTTTTATAATGTCAAACGTTATTGTCATACGGTATTAGTTATTGCCTTCCCCTAGCCTTTCTCAATACATGGATATTTGTGAGGGAGTACGTATTACCCACACTCAATTTAATGTACTTGTGGGGCCCCTTTTCCCGGGGGGTACACCCCTTCTCTTCTAGAAGTCATGACTCTTGACTCTGCACGTTTACCGTTTAAACTAGCCATAGTTTAGCCTTTCACCGGTTTTGGTTTTCCAGTTCAAGTTCGTCTTTGTTTTGATAAACTTAAGAAAACTATCGAAAGAAAGAAAGGGTTTTCTAAAAGAAAGAAAACAATTAGAGAGGGCCTTTAAGGGTAATAGTTAATAGGTGGTTAAGACAGACGAGTGGCCTTTAGAGTATCGGCGTTTTTTCTAATCTATTAGGTATTAGCTACTATGCTTGTACCAGTAAGTGACCTTTAGGGATTCGGCGCTTTTCTTAACTGGGTTCTACTTTCCCCTTCTGTTAAACACTAAACTAGGTTTGCACAATATTATTTGTTACAAACCTTTTGGTTAGTTGTGTACTTGAAGTTCTTTTAAGAATGTGTTCTAGTTAAAACAATTCATGTGGTATTCGTACAGTACTTCCTATTTTAGCTTTTCCTTTCCAAATACGATCATTAACTAGTTGCTTTGGTGTTTCCGGTTTACCATGTCTAGCCAGGAATGATTTAGCCTTTGTAGTGCCTGGCATAACCTTTGCGCCTTTCTGTCCTCCCTGTATAGTCATTTGTCTACCAGTCTTGGGGTTTTTACCAACAGCTTTCCATGTTTTATCCTTTGCTGTACCTTTAGTGATCTTGAAGTCGGCCATGTTTTTGTTGTTATACTTTCTTTGGGGACTTTGATTTTCTCTTTTTAGCCATTCCTCTGAATGTTGTTGCTAGATTATACCTTTTAGTACCTGGTTTACATGTTGGTCCTCCGTATTTGTCACCTGTACAGACACCTTTTGTGCCTCGTGCTTCAATATCCTTAGTTACTTTCTGCATCCAGTCTTTTGATTTCTTTGCCATACTATTTGTTGTTAGGAATTTGGTTAGTAGCTTCGTACATGATGGATTGTATCGCTCGATCCTCCGATTTGCTTCTAGACACTGCTAATAAGAATTCATTTAGGAGGTATTTAGCGTCGAGTGCGTCTTCAACCGTCATGTCGGTATCGCATTCCATTGTCGCGCTTCCTTCGTCTAAGTCGATTATTATTCTCATAGGTAGAAGTTACTAATGTTTCTATACTAGCACATTTAACAGCTTTATTCAATAAAAATAAGGTTTTACCCTTGCAATGCGTGAGTCTTTTGTATATTATATGATCGTAAGGTTTGGGAACCATAGAATGATTCAACTACTAGAACTAATAGATAGCTTACCGCTTCTACTCGTGGTTCCCAACATCTCCTGTGGGAGCGGTAAATTGTTTATTATTTAACAGCTAACAATATGGATAGAGTATTAAAAGATCAGTTCGCCTTGCTTCTTAACATGGAGGTGCTAGGAAATAAAGCAGCCAGGATTTTAGAGGGTTCGTTGTATGGAGATATGTTTGGGTTTACAGACAAAGCAGTGGATAAATTTTTGTATTCTTTGGGCTGCCCTCTAGATAAGAATGGACACTTAGATGATGTTATAATAAATGAGTGGTATGACATTGTTAATTATTTGGTTGATATTTTTGACGGAGAAAAAAGCGTTACTACTAAGGCGGTTGATATTCTTTGGAGTAAATTACAGGATACAATAATGGACTATAAAATATTACTAAAGAAGGAAGGATTAAAACTTAACGGTTAAATACAATGGATAATGGATGGATAAAGATACATAGAAAAACGTTAGACTGGGAGTGGTGGGAGGACGACAATATCTTCAGGGTTTTTATGTACTGCCTTTTAAGAGCGAACTTTGAAGACAAGAAGTGGAGAGGAATAGTTATTAAAAGAGGAGAGTTTATAACCTCAAGAGAAAATATCTCTCAAGCCTTGTCTGGTAAGGACAGTAAGGTTTCGGTGCAACAAGTAAGGACTGCCCTAAATAAACTAAAGCTAACCGGCGAGTTAACCATCAAAACAACTAACAGATACAGCTTAATAAAGGTAAATAACTACTATGAGTACCAGGTGGTTAACCAGCAAGTGAACAGTCAAGTAACCAGCAAGCAACCAACAGATAACCAACAAGTAACCATAGATAAGAAGCTAAAGAAAGAAAAGAACATAAAGAATACACACACTGGCCATTCGCCTGACGGCTCATTGGGTGAGAAGGATTTTAACACTTCGTTAGTTGATGAGAAGACTAAACAAAAAAGAAAAAGTTCCGCTAAAAAGAAAAAAGATCTGGAGGACTTTGATAAGTTCTGGATTGTCTATCCCCGCAAGGCTGGGAAGGGTGGAGCTAGGAAAGCTTTTGCTAAGGCGTTAAGTAAAACTACTGCCGACATACTGATATCAGCCGTAGAGAAACAGAAGTATCAAGAGCAGTGGACTAAAGATGATGGTACATACATCCCACATCCTGCCACCTGGTTAAACCAAGAGTGTTGGGAAGATGAAGTTGGTGGTGGGTATAGCCAGAAGGAATCAGATAGAGACATTGATTGGAGCAAAGTAGAACTACCAGATATAAACTAACCCATAACAACATGGAAAAGACTAAGACTGTAGAGATGTGCAGAACTCCACATGGAGAACTACCACGGCACTTGGTGCAGGAGTACATGCGAGCATCAGGTAACGTAGCTGTAGGCCAAGACTGGATTGTTGAGTTCGACAGTATTGATTACTTCCACCTAGCAGACCCAACGGCTAGGGATGATAGCAAGAAATGGAAAAAGAAAAGAGGAATGCTACCAGCTAGAGAATACAATTTCACATACGCTGCTTGCAAGACAGCAAAGATAGTTACAACTGAAGAGGGAAGACGTGCTGTTGAGTACGACCCTGAAGCTGCATTGGCTTATGTGCAAAACAAACTACTAAGAAGCGGTGAACCTGTTTACCTGCCAGAAATGTTAGCTGCTCATGAGAACCCAATGCGTAACACAGATGAGAAACCACCAAGAGGTTACTGCAAAATACTTAAAGATGCGGAAGATGAACTAGGCAACAGGTTAAAATACGGAAAGGCTTGACCTAACTATATAAACAAAGTATACTAATCACCACTAACACCAATCAACTATGACTCAAGTAGTATTACAACATGTGAAGGTAGAAAGAAAAGTTTCTGCTAGAACAAACAAACCTTACATCGCTGCCAGTATTTCAGTAGATGGAACTTGGTACAACGGTTTTGGTAGCGAAGAGATGATGCACTGGAAGGCTGGAGAAACAAAAGATGTTGAGCTCTTCGAAGAAGAATACAACGGAAAGATGTATAAGAAATTTAAAGTTCCTAACAAGTTCGATATATTAATCGCTAAGGTTGCTGAGCTAGAAGCTAGACTAGAGAAACTAGAAAACCCTGGAGGAACACCAGTAGTAGACGACTATGTAATACCAGAATCTGACCTGCCATTCTAATGGCTAAGAAGAACATGAAGGAGTTACACAGGCTGGTACGAGAAAGAGAAAACAATATCTGCCAGGTATGCAAAAGGTATTTCGAAGACGACGCTTGCTGTGCTCATCACCTTCAGAGTCGAGGAGCTAGACCCGATCTATGGGACGATCCAAACAACTGTATCCTGGTATGCCTACGATGCCATAACTTAATTCACAATGGAGAAATCAACCTCAACAAATCAGAACTCGCCCAACGAAACACTGAAAGGCCTGGTCCAGAAAGTGGAGACTTGGGATGTGAGCTTGCTGCTTAACAGGTTACCAGCATGGATGGCGTACGCTGAAGAACAACATGCCTATTTAAACCGAAGTTATTTAAGCGCCAAATTAGAGCACAAGAAGAAGATGATGACTCTTACTCTCAGTTCACGCAAGAAAACTGCGACAGAGCGTAAAATCGATGCAGAATTGGACGCTGTGGACAAGGAAGCACTAGTAATTGAGGCCATGACTAAACGTGACATCGCCGAAGTTAAATATAATTACTTAACAAACAAGTTCATTTCGGCTAGAAAGCAAACCAACTTAATGGAGAAACAAATAACCCCAAAGATATGATAGACGTAAGCGAAACAATTTATCGCAACAGAATGACACAAGCCTCATTGGCAAGACTGTTAAACAAAGGACGTGCCCAAGTATGGAGATGGGCAAACAACAAGTCAGCAGTAGCACCTCACAACGAAGAGCTAATTAGAAAAGTCTTAGCAGAGAACGGATTAGTAGTGATGGAAAAAAAGTCTTGACTTTGTAGTCACCAGTGTATACAATGTTTACGAACATATAACCAAACATACTATGCCCAAATGTAGAACGTGTGATCAACCGATACTAGGTGAGACCGATTACTTTTGCAGCTTTGGCTGTGCAGCTAAAGGTTTAACCAAAGATATCGTAGAGTTTCAGAAAGAGTTTGACTACCCATACTCGGAGGTAGCTGAGGATAACTGTAAAGATCTTAACCAATAGTAATATGATGACTTATTTATGGAGAGCGTTTGTAATTATATCAATTCTATATTTGCATTCTGCATTAGGCCTGGACAGTATGCTTTTAGAACTTAGACATTAATCTTTAACCACAAGACCATGAAAGGATTTAACCATTTAACAATTCAGCAGATCGCCTCAGATGAAAAAGCATTCAATGCTTACATAGCTAAGTATGGCGGAGACAGAATGAATGTTAGGCCACCTAGTGTGGAGAGTGTTATGGAAGCTAAGAAGGTTGCAACAATAATCCAAAATTTATATGAGCTTAATTAATCAAACAAGAAAGATACTTGAGTCACCTAGGATTAGGGACAAGAAGAAGGATACCTTCTGGGCTAGTGAGTCAGAGACAATGCTCTTTGAAATCTATCACCGATGGAAGGGAACTAAACCAACCAACCCTATAAAGGCTGAGGCCCAAGTGTTAATGAACGCAGGGAAGATGATGGAAGAAGCCTTAGTAGAACAGTGGATTGGAGCTGGTGAAGTTCAGAAGAGCGAGGATCAAATACGAATACGAATGGATAGGTTAGGAGTTCCTATCTCTGGATATATAGATGCACTACATGTAGATGGCTATCCCATAGAGGTGAAAACCTTTTACGGGTATTGGCAGCAAAAACAGTTAGAACAGGGCAAAGCTAGGGAGTCTTACTTGAAGCAGCTTGCTATCTACATGGACGCATTAGATCAGGATAAAGGAAAGCTATTCTATATGGAGCGTGGGAACGGGAAGATGTTTGAGTTCACACTACATAGAATAAATGAGAAGCAGTTTCTTTGTGGGGATTATGGATTTAATTTGCACGATACCTACCAAAGATGGCAAGACCTATACACAAATCATGTTCTGCCTAGTCAAGAACCTGAACCTGAATACCTATACAAGATACCGGCTAGTCAGATTGATTGGACAAAGGTATCTAAATCAGAAGTTAAAAAAGCTAGGGCTAATCAGAAAGTAATTAGTGGTCATCCTTGGGCTATTAACTATAGCGGATATAAAGATTTGATTCTTCAAAGGCAGGGCGTTGAACCCGGCTATACAGTAGAAGAACTAATAGATATAAAGAAATACTCAGAAGCCTTTAAATAAAAACACTATGAAAAACGCACTCACTTTCTTTGCAAAAGTTGTGGCAGTATTAATTGCTTTGGAAATCTTACTCAGGTTATTCTATTTACTTGAGGTAGTTTGGCTTAAAATTATTTCAGTTATACTTTAAACTTATATGTTCACAATACTATCAATTGATTTAGGAGTAACCTGTGGCGTGGCCGTAATGATCGACCAAGAGCTAGAGTTCTCCGAAGAGTATCAGTACAAGAAAAGTCTTTTAGGATTACAGACTTACGTTAAACATTTAATAAACTTGTGGCGACCTGATCTTATTTTAATTCCATATCCTACTAGACATTACAACGTGATAATGTCACATGGTAAAATGATTGGAGTGATAGAAGCTGCGGCAGAGTTTAAAGATATACTTACGATAGAGGTACAAGATGCTACCTGTAAGAAAGTTGTTCTTGGAAAAGGTAATGCTAAGAAGAAAGAGATAGCGCTGTTCTATAAAGACCAGTACCCAGAGATAGAAAGCGAACACGTCCTAGATTGTATAATGTTTTGTGACTACTACCTCATAGCTACTAGCAAAAAAAAACCTAATAAAAAATGCCAAAAAAAGATTACAACAAAAAGCCCAAGAACAAAAACAACTTAAGCTACCAAGAGATCCTAGAGCGTGCAGCAAAGAAGGGAGACATAACTGCTAAAGAAGAAATAGAATGGCGTAAGACTAAGTTTAAAGGTCTACACACACCGAACAAAACATATAAGATAGGACTTAAGAGATGGAAATAGATACACGAAAAGCACCGCTGTGTTGTTGTAGTCCAGATTCAGTGAGTTGAGGGACCAACAGTGACCAGTGCTTTCCGAGCCTCATTCTAAGAAAAATTTCTTTTCCCTGTCAATTAATATTGTATAGCATACTTGGTATACCTAGTCAAAGACTACGCAATGACAAATACTACTATTATATTTTACTTTAAGACAACACCTGTATTTGTAACGTACCTAAGAAGTAAGTTACCTACACCGTTTATCAACAGTAATTGTTGTGAGTCTACTAGGTAAACTCCATTGATAATTTCTAACACTCCTAATGCAAGAGTGATAGCGTTAAACCACATGGTCTTACTTTTCCATACAGGTTTGCATTTCTTTTTAGCCATAATAATTTGGTTAAATTATAGATTAGTTTTTAAGCGTTGCTAACTTATCAGCTAACTGATTAACGAAGACTAGCTCAGCGTCATTAATTAAATTCCATCTAACCCTGTACCCAAAGTCTTCAGCGTAAGCGTCATCATTAAGTAGGTTATTTAGCAGCTCGTTATCAAGAAGCGGTATTAGCTCCATGATCTTTTGTTTTGTAGCTTCATCCATATATTATTATTAAATTATAAAGTATTTTTAACTAACGTTCCCTTCCAACATACTACCCACTCAATATAATCAATGTACCCCAGATACCCGTTGTCATAGTTTAAAACTTGCCAGGTATATATGTTCCCCTCGTTTGGCTTTAGAAGTCTGAAGCCTTCATGTACGTGAGGACCTGTTGAGAAGCCTGTGTTCCCACTGTAGCCGATTAGATCTCCAGCACTGATCCTACTTCCATTCACTACACTTGCTCGGCTTAGATGAGCTATCACCATCTCGGCTGCTTTAAACTCATTACGAATCTTAACATGTAAACCGTAACCTTCTACACCTGAGTCTTTAACTTTAGCTATACCATCCATAGGAGCAAAGACTTTTGTACCAACTGGCACACCATAGTCTATGCCGTTATGTCCTTTCATTTTAAACTTAGAATATATTTGTGGGTTCTCTCCAAAGTACTGAGTTATCCTTGGGCGTTTTTGAACCCATACTCCGTTAAACATTCCTGTGTTTTGAACACTGCATGTAATCATTTTGTTTGTGGTTTAGTAACTATATATACACCTTCTATTATGTAGGCATACATAACTATATCTTTAAAGACATCGAACGGCATGTACTTTATTGAGTCTTCTTTCCCCCAAGAGTTCTGGAACTTGAACAGTTGAGACTGCCTATCGAATCCTCTAATCATCATTGCATGTCCCATCTTTTTCTTTTTTGCTCCTGCTTTCACGGGGTCTACTATGTCTGTATTCTTTGGGTTTAGTTTGTGACCGCTGTACCTGTGTACTGCAAAGATAAGAGGCCCAGTGTTTTGTAAAGTCTTGCATAGGAATTTAAAGTTTTTAAGAAATGGACAACGTCTATACTTCTTTATTGCAACTCGTTCGCCTGTCTTAGTTAGGAACCCTGTACTCTCAGCCAGTATGCATAAAGCCTCTATTCTCCTTTTCTTTATAGTCTTGTCTCCTCGCACAATCTTAGCTGCCTCTCTATATCTTTCCATATAATCAAAGTGTTCTTGAAAATCAAACTCTACTTCTTTCCCTGTGTCCTGTTGTATGTGCTCAGCTAGTAACGTGAAGAATGCATGTGCTGTACATGTTATACTCTTCCCCTGGTCCCATACTTCTGCCGTATCATAGTCTAAGTAATCAGCTACTATCACGTAAGATTGGTTAAATTATAGTTTAGGTTTCAATAATTGAATCTTCTAGCTTATCTAGTAAGATCTGTAACTCAGCCACCATCGCTTCATTGTCGCTCTCCTTTTTAATAGCTTTCTTAAGCTGAAAAATCTTATCCCTGATGCCATAGTTAAAAGACTTTATCTGATTTTCCTCTGAGTAATTCTTAATGTTAAGTCCTCCTATATATTTTATTAATCTTGAAACCTTAGTACGATCGTTAGCAAACTCATCCAAACCTAAAAGCGCTTCTACATCTTTGATTGGTCTAACTAAATCTAAAATCTTTCTTCCTTCAGGAGTTGAAAGCAAAGGAATGTCCATACCAAAGACAGGTTTTCTTTGCCCTTCATATTCCCTTATCTGTTTCTTAAAAAAGAAATCGTAGTTATTAACCAACTCTAAAGGAGTTTTTAACAGTGGAGTTATCCCCCTAAAAACAACACCAAGTGGATCATCCAGTTCTCCTAAAGAAACTGTAGGCAAGAACCCATTTAAAGATAAGTAGTTTTTAAGTCCATCTTCATTTTCTCCTAAGTAAAGATTAAACCCTTCCTGCATCCATTCAGGTAAAAGAGATGGGTCTAGTGGTTCTCCTTCAACCATACTCTCTACCGCCTTCTTTGCTTTATCTAAAACGGTAACAGTACCAGGTTTAGTTATCAACATTCCAACCTGTAACGGGATGTTCTTTCTTGACCAGGTATAAAAAGGCATAACACTTTTAAACAATATTCTTTCAACGTCTGTTAGATCTGTGTAATCAAACAAGTATTTTCTAACTTCTTGTGCAGCTGAAAAAGGAGAGAACCCTTGTTTCCTTTTATCTATATACAGTCCAAGCTTGGCTGAATCTTCTAGATACGCACCAGCTTTCCCTGTGTATTCATATACAAAATTCTTCTTAGAGAAAGTCTTTTCTAGATCCCCATAGAAAGCACCTGTTCCACCAAGCCCTGCTTCTACTGCCTCCTTATAATACTTCCCATCTGTACCTAAAGCTTTATATAATTTTTCTCCTGACAATCCTTTCTTCTTTAGCTTGTTAGCCTTTGCACTAATTGTATATCCCTTAGTAAAACTAATTGGACTTTTTAATCCGCCAATGACAGACATCCAAAGATTACTTACAACATTCCTAGCATGGAAAGCTATATTCACATAAGTAAGAACACCTTTTAAATGATTTTGTGCAGTGTTCCAGGCACGGAACGTATCTTCTACTGCACCCAAAGAACTGTAGCTAGTATATGTTTCGTTAAGAGCTTTGGCTATTACAGGTGTAGTTGCATATCCTTTAAGATCAGGGAGGTCAACCTTAACAAGTCCTTTAGGGATTCCCCCTTCAGGAATCTTCACTAAAAGACCAGGTGTGTTTTTCAATACCTCCGCTGCCTCTTTCCGTACCGCAGCTTTACCAGCTCCTGAAGCTGTAGCAAACATCTCTTGAAAAATATCTTCACTATACATAGGATCTTGTCCTACTTTCCGAAGCGCTGTATTCACTTCACTTGAAGAAGCTCCTGTACGTTTCATCCCTGTACTCATTAAAGCTCCTAGTTCGTCCTCTATATACTGAAGTCTAGCCTTAGCTGCTGCACTTGGGTTTGTCTTTAGCTCTGACTCTAATACACCTTGCTTGTTTATAAGATTTTTTATCTTAGCTGCCGCAGTGCTGTCATACCAATCATCCTTTATCCTAACTACTTTCTGACCAGTAGTAACAATTCTCCCTTCAGTCTTACCTGTTATAGCAATCTTGCCCCCAATCTTGGAACCTCCAGATAGTTTCTCTAAGCTCTGTAATCCTCCTAGTTCTTTTCCTGCTATCCGAGGACCCTTAGTTGATTTCTCTATAGGAACATTAGTAAACCCTTTCCCTGCCAACCGTGAAGTTAAGGGGATGATCTCCTCTGCTGCAAGTTTGATCTCCTTGGCCACTGGTTTTAAATCATCAAATAGTTTTGTCGCTACACTAGACATGACTTCATAAGCTGGTTTAACTTCAGTTCCAATAGCAGCTGCATATTGCCTGACGTTTCTACCAAAAGCATCAAAGTCCTCCTTGCTCAGCTTGTCTCCTCTCCTAATATATTGTTCAAGTACTTCTACTGCCATTCCGTCCACTACTTTCTGCTTACGTTTCATTAGTTTTTTAGCCTCTTGTATGGATTTGTTTATTGTAGCTTGTTGTTCTATCGCCTCAGTTCCTATCTTTCCTGTAGCTGGCACTAAACCAAAAGCCTTTTCTAAACCTGTTCCTAGTTTTGTTCCTTTGAATACATCACCCGCCTTTGTTAATCCTTTTAATATTTTTTCTCCTTTTATTATAGGGACAGATAGACCAGTAAAAGGAATACCTAGATTTACAAGCGCTCTTTGCCCCAGCTCTGCTTGCTTACCAAGAGTTGTAGCTAGTGGCGCAGCTTCCTTAACTGTTTTCTCAACAAGCTCCTGTCCTATCTTCTTCCCTACCTTTGGTGCAAACTTTTTAGCAGTTCCTAATGCAGTCTTTTTTAATGCAGCTTTACCTAAAGTTGTAAGTCCTCCAGTTAAATAAGTAAGAGGATCTCCAGCTATATCCATGGCAAGGCCTTCAGCTCCCGTAGTTCCTGTAATCTCAGAAGGCAGCTTGGCCCCCTTGATAGCTTCCCAGATTCCACCAGATTCAGGATACCTATATCCCGAAAGTCCATACTCTGGGATCTGAAAGAAATCTATTATCTTCTCAAGAAAGTTTCCCTCAAAGATACCTCTCTCTTTCTCGTACGCTAAATTAGTATAAGAACCACTACCAGAAGCAAGGTCTTTTAAGTAACCATACTTATCCGTTGCATTGCTGGTTGAAGTACTAGGAGTAAGCTTTTTTAAGTAATCATATTTTCCTGTGGACTTGCTGGCCGAAGGAGCCGAGGTCGAAGTACTAGGAGTAAGCTTCTTTAAGTAATCATATTTTCCCATTACATTTTTATGTTATTAAAATCCAAACAACCCGCCAAAGAAACCTTTAGCTGCATCCCCAAGACTTACATCCTTTGCATATGGAGCCAATACATTCCCGTACATACCCGCTAAATTACCCACACCCTCTTTTAATGCTTCCGTTGTAGCTTTCACGTCATAATAAGATGAACTCATAGTCTTTTCCATTTCAAACATAGTGTTCATGACTTCCTCCTTTTGACTTGATGTTAACCCCATACTAGAAAGCTCCTTAGAAAGTTCTCCTCCTGACTTTATACTACTATATAAAGAGCCAATAGTTTCTCCTTCTTTTATTAGCGCTTTAGCTACATCATCTAGATCTAAGCCTTCTGTAACTGTTCCACCAGATCCTCCATAACCTGACATCACTGGTGCATTCAAAGCTTCTATAGCCCACTTCTGTGCTGCGTTAAGCCTTCCTAACTCTATTGTTTCTAACGTCCCTGTCTTTAAGTCAACCAGGTTAGCGTATGTGTTTCCCATTTCGTCATTAAAATATTCAACCTGTAAGTCTGGTTGTTGTAGTTGCGCATATATTTCTGCTGTCTGAGCATCTTGTAATGCTAAGTTAGATTTCATCTCTTGTCCCACCAAGCTAGTTACTGTCTCCCCAGTGAACGGATCCATCGTTAAACCTCGATCCGCTAAGTAATCCAGGTGCATTTGCAACTGCTTTTCTTGTACTTCAGCTGCTATAGTTGCTTGTATTCCTAGTAGCTCTTCTTCAGCTAATACCATCTGTGTCTGTAGCTGTTGTCTTGTAGTACTTAAAGAGGACACCCTATCTTTTAAAGCATCTAGTACTGCATCAGGTTCTCCTCTTAACTCTGCTTCTATTAATCTTAATTGCATACCTTGTTCTGCTGCCAAGGCTTGCTCTGCTTGAGCTGCCTGTTGTGATAGGTCTACTTGTTTCTGTGCTGCTCTGCTTCCTCTTACTGATCCAGCTGCTGCTGAACCAAACGCTGCTGATTCTTGCGCCCTTAATAGTCCCCTCTCTAGCTCATCATATCTAGGAGCGTACATTGCCTCCAATGAAGCTTGCTGTATAGCTAGCTCATCTTGTATCTCTGATTCTCTTCTTACTGTTTCCCCTGCTAACTCACCTGCTACAAAGTCTTCAGTCTCTCCCAGTGTAGCCAGCTGTTGCTCTAGTGCGAGAGCGTAAGCGTTTGGATCCACTGAAGGAACTGAACTTTCCATGAACGCATTGATATCAAAAGGAGCTGCTCCTGCTGATACTGCTGCTGCTGCTGGTGATGCTACTGATGGAGTTAAAGGAGTTATTCCTGTAGGTCCTACTGAAAACTGGTCTCCTGATGGGCCTGTTATTGTTTGTGTTGGTCCACTGAATGCAGGAACTGCAACCGGTAACGCTGGTGCACCTGGTCCTGCCGGTGTTGTTGCTGCTGATGGAGCACCATAGAATTCTGCAAACTGTGAAGTTACCTTGTTTATATCTGGAGTAAAGGCAGCTATGTTCACGTCTTCTATAGTAGTCGGCAGTGGTTGATCTTCTATTAATGCCATATTATATATTGTTAAATTATTTATAAGTCTATGTTAACCGCAATAGGCCCTAGGTTAAGGGAATCTGTACCAGAACCATCATCATCTAGCCCTGCTCCAAAATATACATAGCCCGTCCCAGTTGGTAAATTTGTGGTGTGTGTACCAACCAATACTCCATTAAGATAAAACTTAGTATCTACTCCTGGGTCATGTTCTATTCTATAATTCTGCAACTCGTTTATAGCAGGTGGGCCTACTAAAGCTGTTGTCGTTGTTGCCACCCCATCTGACGTTACTATGGACAATGTAGTTCCTACGTCCCAAAAGAAATAACATCCATTTACATTCGGGGCACTCCTATTAAAACCAGCGGCTTGACTACTACTTAATCCATACTGGCTATCTCCTCCCAATAGAGCTGCAGTCATCCACCAATCAACGGTTATTTTAGTAAATGTAGCATCCCACGTTAAGAAAGCAGCGGATACACTCGTGTCAAGCGTTGGGCCTACAAAAGCTGATACTGTTCCCCCTGATGTAGCACATGTTACATAATATGTAGAAGCACTTATTTGTGAAGATGATAGGCTAAATTCAACCCAATCAATAAATGGCAGCGTAAAATTCATATTTTTTGGTGTGTTAGCTCCGACACCTACATAATCTGCTGATGATTCGCCCCAAGCTAAACCGCCAGGCGCTGTTGCATCAGCCTTTAAAAATTCCCCATCTGCACCTACTGTTAATTCTGTTTTCGTTGTTGCGTCACTAGCCGTAGCAAGTGAACCCTTAGCAGTTAATCCTAAAGTGTTCGCATCTACCAAGGCTCCGTTTATATTTCCACTAGCCGCTAAAACAACTAGGCTTCCTGCATCTGCTGTTGGATCTAAAACTGCTGCCGTAGCAACTGCAGTAGAACCTGCATCACAATCCATATAAGCTCCACCTGCTCCTGATATATCTGTACCTGCTGGTACTGCTATCGTTGAAGTAACCGTAACTGCTGAAGCAACTGTTGTCAGAGCTGAAGTTATTACAAACGCTGTTCCACTCCAAGTACATGTTTCATTTGAACCTGTTACTGTTCTTATACCTGCTTGTATTACTGCAGCTACCTCAGCCATACTAGTTACTGCTGGCGTTTGGAAGTTCAAGCCTGTCATCTCTCTAACTGCACCATCTATAGTTATACTGAATGCACCATCGCTTACTGAATCCCATATCGCTACCACTATCTCCGGAGCGTTTCCTCCTGTTAAGAAAGCTGGTGTATAAATTTCATGGTCTGATACTCCTGCTCCAGTTGGATCAAGGCCAATTTCTAATGTTTCGTTTCCTCCTGGATTTAAAATAGCCACAGCTCCTCCAGTACCGGCAACTATCTTAGTAGCTAAATAACTACTAGTTGTATCTGCAGCTGAAACTTTAGCCTTATCGTCTACTCCTGCCGCCGCAGCTAATGTAGATAATGAAACCTCAGCTTGGTTGTCGTCTGTAAATAACATGTCTCCTGTAGCACCATCTAATCTAAATCTAAAGTTAGAACCTGATACGTCTAAGTCCCATGTTGTTGTGGGATTACCACCATCGTTATCTAACTTACTATCTATAGCGTCTGCGTAATCTTTAAATATATTAAAAGGATTTGTTATTACTATAGTAGATCCAGCACTATGCGCGTTAGCTGTACTAGGTCCACCGCTATAATCAGCTTCTCCTCTTTCAACTGTTAATGTTGAGCCTGCAATGTTAGTAATAAAAACTACTTCTCTAAAGTTATTCTTAGGATCAAGTACTGCAGGAATCTTTTTCCCTGCTGGTACTGTAATGCTTGGAGCAACATCTACTATGATAGTAGTTGTTACAGCGTCAATCGAAGCTGTTAGAACAGTCTTATAAGCATTTTCTAATGGAGCTAATGTTGTGTTTGTCATTTATTAAGGGGTTACGTTACAATGTAATCTGTTGGAAATATAGTGTCGTCCATAGCTTCTACTGGGAATGCTAGTTTCGTCATCTTCATACTAGAATTTAAACTGGTTGTTTCAATTTGTATAGTCATACGAAGTCCGTACTTCTGGAAACTACGACGGCTTGTAAATATATAAAAGTCTAGACCATCTGTGGCTACTGGGCCTCCTCCTAAAGGATCTATCCCTAAGTCCTCTTCACCTAGAGGGAATGGATCTGAATCATCACCTGTAGCATAGGGCGTACCAGTAAATGTCTTTGAAGTTTCTACCCCATCAATGTCCACCTTGAATGTAACTGTCTCGTTAGTTGTTATAAATCCAGTTAGGTTACATCCTCTAAATACTTTATATGCTTGAGGAACATCAAAGTCAAAAGTCTTTGTTCTCATAATGGTTCCTATCTCTAACCCGTTATCTGAATATTGATCTTCTCTTTCCATCTCTACCACCTGTCCACCAAACGAATTAGCTACCAGTAATCTTTCTATACCATTAGCGTCTTCGTATATAGTAAAGTCATTGGCTGTAATATTGGTATACTCTGTCCAAGCAAACTTGTACTGACCAGGTATAGAAACTAAAGTGTTTAATAAAAACATCTTGTCTGGTCTACTTACCTCACCAGAATCTACGCTCATAAAAACATTGTTAGTACGGGGAAAATAAACAGCTGATACTGAAGTCTTATCTTCTATCGCCTTAACATCTTTCTCAATGTTCTCAGACCAAGCATAAGCTCTATAAGAACCTGTGGTTCCTTGTCTTTGCGATAAAGAATAAACTCCATTAGTGCTCATGAATATCATGTTGTTCTCCACACTAACCATACTTCTATGAGACGTAACGTCTCCTTCAAAATCTAAAGCTTCTATTGTTGGGGTAGTTGTAAAGATATTCACTAGGTAAATCCCCTGACTCTTTCCTACAACAAGTAAAGCTCCTAGTGGTCTAATCCCTGTAATGATTCCTTCGTCCTGGTTAACAGGCTCATCATTTGAAAACCCGTCAGCATTGATTGAAGCTGGATTAGCTGCGGTATAAAACACTGTACTAGGATCAGTAGAAATACCAGCTGCATAAGCTACATCATTTTGTACTGCCATATACTTAGGCTTTATTACTGCAGGATATGGTACGACCGTAGTCCCATCGTAACTAGTAAAGTCATCTGTACCATTACACCAATAAACAACATCCTTATATGTGATAAAGCTAAAATCTAAACCATCTGTTAATCCAGATTGAATACTGTTCCATGTACTTGTTCCCTCATCATATAGGTAAACATCTGTACCTGCTGTACATAGCAAGATCCTTACTCCAGTAGTGAAGGTAGTAAAGTAAATACTATGAATCCCATCTACACCTGGTATCTCTGCACCAAAGTTTAAAAGACCAGGCCTAACACCTAGCATTCCTTGGTAATCATAGGAAACATTCCTAGCTAAAGCCAACTCATTGTCCCGGATAGTTTCTTCCTCTCCGGTATTCAGTCCCCCTGTAAAGTTGCTGATGTTAATCGTGGACATTATTTAGGATTATTAGATGGCAATATTGGCATAATATATGTAAGTCTTTCGTCTTGTATATGTAGCATATCCGCTATCGCTTTCTTACTCCAAAGCTCCCATTCGTTTAAAGCATCTTGTGCATAGACCTTATTATTTCCACCTGGTTTACTAGCGAACGCTCTATATCTTATATAGTTTCCTAAGATAAAGTGCCATTCAGCTGGGAAGATTGGTGTGTCTACTCCTGTTACTTCTGAAGGATACTTAACATATTTAAATTTCAAACTATAAGTAGCTACTGCTGTTGCGTTTGGTAATGGCCATATGTAAAGCTCACTATCCTCTATATACGCAAAGCTTGGGCCAATCCCTGTAGCGTCCATGTCTCTTGTCTTTTGAAAGTTTGACAAGTCATTAGTTACCATAGGAATAACTGAAGAGTTAGCCGTAACTGGCATTGTATTATCAATAACCTTAATCCATAACAGTCTTCTGAAGTCAGCAGGTAATGCGTAGTTAGCCTGACCTAGTACTAACGGGTTAACTGTTCCATCTTTAAACTCATACTTCCAACTTGCTTTAGCGTAAAGAAATGACGCCCCCTCATTTAAATACCTAAGTAGCTGTGCATCCGTCCATATCTCTTTGCCTGGATCAATAGCCATGTCTGTTCTAGCATTGTCTATAATTTGTTGTCCTGTCATAACTAATTTTTATTAGTAAATTTAGATTCTATAAGTTTCTTTATCCATTTAATATCGTTTTGTATTTGTACAATCAGTGGTTTCAACTCGAGTACGTTATGCACCTCTTGCTTAACTTCCTTAACCTCGTTATCTAAATGGTTAACCTTTCCTTCCATACGGACTAACCAAACTACTACTGTGATTATTATGACCATTGTTGGTAAATACCCTATTACTTCTTCCATATTATACTCAAAAGTTAAAACATAAATCCTACCATAACCCCAGCTCCACCTATGACAATAGCCAAGGACTCAATCGAATCATTAGCAGGATTTGAATATCCCCCGTCATTAATAAACGCTATTTCAAATGTCTGTATTACTAAGTTAGTTACTGTTACTGACGCTATTCCTCCTGCAACCTCTACGACTCTGTTTGCCCCAGGTGCGCCCGTACCAGAAATGTTGGTACCAGTTACCACTCCTGAGATCTGTCCAGCTAGAGTAGGCGTAAGCGTTACCTGTGTAGTGCTATCCGTTGTGATTAAGTTATTGTATGTGTCTTGTATCTGTAGAGAAACTGTAGTGTTACCTCCAACAACAAAGTTAGAACCAGCTCCAGTTAAGCTAACCTTAGTAGCTGCCGCTGCAGAAACTATGATTGAATCATTTGCTGGATTACTGAAACCTCCGTTATTAGAGAATACAATCTCGAACGTTTCCGCTACTGTATCTTCTAAAGTTATCTGTGATATACCTCCAGCAACCTGCACTGTTCTTGTTGCTCCAGGTAAACCAGTACCAGCTACGTTCGTTCCTACTATTACGGCTGTTACTGCTCCACTTAATGTAGGTGAGTATGTAACCTGCGTAGTACTGTCTGAAGCAATTAAGTTCCCAAATGCATCTTGTATTTGAATTATTTGAGTAGAACTTCCTCCCGCAGTGAAATCTGCAGCCGCCCCTTTTAAACCTACAGCAGACGCTGCCGCTGGACTTATAGTAAAGTTAGGCGAAGTATCTGTAGCTAACCCTGTAGAATCAACATCTAATATAAAGGTTCCTGCCTCGTTAATATTAATACTGCTGAATGTAGCTACACCAGCAACTGCCGCTACTGTTGTTACACCATTCAAAATACCTACCCCTGTGTTAATAGATAACACAACGTTGGCTGTTGAATTAACAACATTGTTATAAGCGTCCTGAATTGATGCGGTAATAGTTGGTGAGAAATTAACACCTGCTACTGCTGATGTTGGATCTTGCGTGAACACAACCTTTGCTGCTACCCCTGCACTTGTAGTTATCGAATCGTTTGCCGGGTCAGTTAAACCAATACTATTAGTCATCGCTATTTCAAAAGTCTCTATTGTTACGTTTTCAATTGTAACTTCCGCTACACCTCCAGCTACTTGTACAACTCTTGGATTACCTACTGCACCTGTACCAGATATATTAGCTCCAGTTACCACACCAGTTACTTGTCCCTGTGATGTAGGAGTAAATGTTATTTGAGTTGTATTGTCTGATGCGTCAAGAACTCCACCTGCATCTTGAACCTGAACTTGTAATGTAGTAGAAGCCCCTGCTGTAAAATCAACTCCCGCAGAAGTTATTACAACCTGAGTAGGAGTAACAGATCCTGCAGCAACATCCCAAAGCTGGATATTGTATGACGAACTAGAGCCGCTAAGAGTATCTGTGGAACTTGAAGACATAATAGTATCGGAATCTAAAAGACCCAACGCCGACTGATCACCCTCGCCAGCTATTAATAATATATTCTGTGGCATCGTAAGGTTGTAGGTCGACGCGTCCATTTCAAGAACCCCAAGAGAACTCTTGCTATTATAATTTACATAATTTGATGAACTCGTATTCCCCCATATTAATGCAACATGGTTGTTATCTACCTTAACTAAACGGCTTTTAAACTCGTTTAACCATATTGGCTCAAATTCAAATGCTGCAGCAGATGCTACTGATACTGCCCATGTTCCTACATTTATCGCTAGGGTTTCTGCCCATCCATCAAAGCCACCATCACTATATGTCACTACGGCGTGTGTTGCATCAACACTTTGTACATTTGGAAAATCGCCTACAAAACCAAAGTCAAATTCTGCTCCTTCAAGAACTGGCTCAAAAGATCCGTTCACTCCAACCACTATAGCTCTTAAAGTAGTATTTTGATATACACACAACCATTTGTCCGTATACCCCTCAATTGGAGTCATATCATACCCATCGTTAGTACCCATTCCTGTTAAGTCAGAACCTACTTGCGCAATTACCCATGTTGCCTTATCAATACTAACTACACTTGCCGCACTAGTAGTTCCGGTAGAATATCTATTAACAATTACATAATAATAACTAGCATCTTCTCCGGCTATATACATCCTCACGCCATTGTGAGTGTCAGTCCCTCCTGAGGATAATGATGTTTCTGCTGCTGACCAGCTCCCAATATAGTTAGCATCAACCTCTGCGACTCTAAATTTATATTGATCTATTGAGAGCAGCATGTGTGTACTATCAAGCATAACACCAGTTACACTACCGTAATAAGCTGTATTAAAGCTGGCGTCTAAAAGCTGTATCTGTCCAGCTGCGTCTACTCCATACGTTATAAATGGATAGGCTGATGTCGTACCTAACGCAACGAAATGCGTAGCATCTATAGCGACAATATCTGGATAGTTTCGTTCTTGACCCTGAGTTCCAGTTGTTCCACTAGCGACTGGCCCTATTAAACCAACTGTTGTTGGCGAATCGGTATTGAAAACAGAACGTATACGGGGGAAACCCCCGTTAGCCTCTCTGTAACATTGAACAATAATATCTCCTCCATTCATCTCTGCCACTTGCCCCATTGGTGAATACCTCATCAATTGACCGTTTGTCCATGCATTGAAAGCATTTGAAAGTATTGTAATGATACCGTTAACTGCATCAAAACCTATCTTATACATTGATTGCGATCTATATTGCCTTACATTACAACTAAAATATCCTTCTGCTACAGTAAGGTCAGGCTGTGTTAAATAAGCCGCACTCATATATCCAGATGTCTGTCCTCCCAATAACTGTAAGGCTCCAACTGTAATCACCCAGGTACTAATATTTATATCTACAATTCTGTAACATGTTTTATTAGTTGCGAGTGTCCCTGTATTGTAAAAAACAACCACCTTGGTAGCCGATACTTTAAAAGTCCAAGTAAGCGAATCAATATAATAACTCGTAATATAAGAATTAGCTGGGGCTCCTAAACCTAAGTCAGTTTCTGCAGTTGCTGTAGTTACATCCCAAGTACCCAGGTTAACTTCGACGATCATGAAAAACCCACTAGCTGTCGCAGCAGCATTTCTATAAGTATAACTTATTGAATAATGTGTAGCGTCAATCTGTACCACATGGCCCTGTGCAACTGACGGAGTGGTAGCTACAGTTAAAGGCGTACCAACCGTAGTCACTGCGTAAGTTCCAGCGTTAACTTCTATAACCTGAGACATTAAACTTGCATAAGTATTATAAACAACTAGGTAATGCGTAGCGTCAATCTTTTCCATATTCACAAAAAACCCAGTACCAGCACCCCCACCAGCAATCCCAAGGTCAGTAACTGTATGGCTGGTATGTGTATGAGTTGCTGGGTCCCATTCACAAATCATTGCATTTATATTTCCACTAGTAGCATCTTGAAAGACTGACAACATATGAGTTGAATCAAACAACACACTGTCAGTAAGTGTAATCCCACTATTCGTAGGAGCAACTCCTATAACAGTGTGTGCAGTCCGTGCACCTATAGCTCCAGTTGCAACATCCACTGAGTAATCTATTGTAGCAAACGTAGTGCTGCTAGGACAGACCAGCTGCAAAATCCATCCTGGTTCTATCTCAATTGGAACCCCTAGATGCCTATTCGCAGAACCACTGGCGGTTGTAGCGGAAGCAGCTGTAGTAAATATTTTATTCGCCATGTTTTATTTTATTTAAGAAACGTCTACCAATCCTGATCCGTTATATCTAGCACCATCAAAATAGAAGAACGCTATGTTTATATCGTTTGCAGCGGTTGTCCATACTGGTTCCGTACCGCTTTGCCATTGAACTATCCCAGGCCAAGTAACTGCATGTCCTCCAGTTGGGTCTTGTTGAAACAAAAGAGTTAAGTGACAAGCTCCTGGCGGAGCAGTAAAAGTAAAAGTAGCATTGTTGTCTAATTCAATACCTTGTGAGTTCCCGTTAGCCGTAAAGTCTACCGTAGGTGTCGCACCAGAAGTACCATTAGAATATTGTGTTTGGTATATGGGTTTATTATTTAAATCTAAACCACCCTGTAAAGGAGATGTAAGTACTCCAACCTTTGAAGATAAAGTTACTGTCATGTTATTGTAAGTTAAATATTATGAAACACACTCTTATGTAGTGAGCTTTGCGTATACGTCAAAGTCAGCGTCGTTAGCTCCACCTGCTACAACCACTTGAACTTTTATATATTTACAAGCAATAACAGTGTCTAAAAACATCATTGCGTCTGTAGTAAAATTAGCAGAACCAGTAAAGGCTGCCGTTACGTCTTGCCAAGTTATAATTGCTGGAGCCAGTGTTCCATCATCTTGGATTGTCGCCTCTAATGTAACAGTAGTAGTATCTGTACCTCCGAACTTTTCAAATTGTATTCCTGCGTATTTTGCGCCTTTCATATCTAAGTAACCTACATACGTTCCTGCACCGGCGTTTGTGAAACTAATTAAGGTTTGAGAAAACTGATAAGCTTCAGAATCAGTTGCTACGGCTGTTTGGCCATCGCCACGTTCAACAAACTTGTCGTACTCTCTTTGTTGTCTCGAAGAAGGTAATGCCATGTTTTTTTTGGTTAATTTTTAATTATTTAATACTTGACGAGCTTTCCATCCACGCCAACTAATTGCCCCTATTATAGCATACCTAGCTCTTCTTTTAAAGTTTCGCTTTTCTTTGACCAGTAGTTAGGAACACCTTTGTCTTTAGCTAAAGCTTGTAGCTCTTTGTATGTTAGGCCGTCAGTTTTTTCTTCCACTGCGTCCATCTTTGCTTTTTCTTCTGCCTTTTTCCCAACCTTAATAGCTGCAACTTCAGCTGCTCTTCTTCTTCTTTTCACTCCCAGTTCTGTTAGCTCCATGTCTGCAGGATATTGCTTGACATCAGAAACTTCTTCTGGCGAAGCGTACTTCCAACCAGGTCTAGTTCCTACGAAATAGTCAGCTAAATATTGTGGTGCAGCTGATACCATTCCTTTTGAGTTTTCAACCCAAGCAGTAGATGTGTCTAATTTTTTCATAACATTTTATTAAATAATATTCTCATAGGTAGGGACTCGAAAATCCCCACCATATAAAAAGACTATTAAGTTCTTACCAAAACTCCAAAGTCATCTCTCATTTCTCTTACTCCGTAAACTGTATCTACAACTAGTTCGTGTCCAAGTTGAGAAACAGAATATTCAGCTTGCGCTCTAGGTTGTTGAGCCATAGCTAATGCTAACGCATCTTTGTGGAACAACATGTTGTTTCTGTTAGTACCACCAGTAAAGATTAGGTTGTTAGACATGAATGTGTCTACACCATAAAGTCTACCGATATTTCCAGATTCAGTTGGTTTTCCTCCTACAAAATCGCTAGATGTGTAAGCTGCAAGATCTAGTAGATCTCTTTTAACGTCTGATCTGAAAACAAATGATCTGTCGTCTTCAGGACAATCAGCAAGGTCTAAAGCCTCAATTGAGTTTAGAACTACGTCAGTAGTAATAGCTGTATTGTAAACACCAGTCGCTGTTGAGAAACCTAAAGCTAATGCTGCAAGTGAAGTATCAATTGCTCTTGCGATAGCTGTAGATGCTGCATCTGTATAGTGATTCATCAAGTCTTGTTTTGACTGTAACTCAGTAATATCTTCCAGTAAGAAAGATGTTTCTTTGTGTTGGTCGATTGTGATTATAATATCAGTTTCTGTATTCGCTTGGAATGAAACTGGTACATTAGAAACTTTATCATTGGCAACAAAGTTTGTAATTGTCGGCACACTGATAGAGTCATTACCCATTCTAGCTTCGTCGTCAAATCTTTTAACCAGTTTAGCTAAAACTAATTTTGGGTTTGTTTCTCTGATTACTTCTTTACTGAAGACTTCTGCCAAGAAAACGTCTGCAGTAGTATTTGTTATATTAGGCATAGTTTATTTTATATTAATTAATAGTTAGGCAGCAAAAGTAATTGCTAGGTAGGCAGCGCCATCCCCAATAATTGTTCCTCCTACAGCCTGAGTTTTTACAAGCAGCTCAATAGTGTCGCCTGCGTCAAAGTAAACCACTGGGTTTCCTGCATCAGTGTCTCCACTTGCAACGACAGTATAGTGCTGAGCAGTTCCAACAGGAGATGATTGCCCGGCTGTTAATGTAGCATATTCTGTTCCTGCAACTTCAATTGATAAAATTCCTTGAGTACCTGATTGTGTTCCTGTTGCTTCTGTCCACATAAAAGTAGATTCTGCAATGCTTAGTCTTCCTGAGTATGGAGCGACATATGCAAGCTGACTTGTTCCATCTGCATCACTTATGTCTCCTACACCAGCGAATGTATAATTCATCATAATAATTAGTTGTTAATGATTTTGAGTTTTCCAGATCTCCAATCCTTTATAACCTTAGAATATTTATCCGAAGTGGGATCGAGCTTTCTAAACTCTGATAGTTCAATCTGACTACTTGATTTCTTAGGAGCGGAAGCACTACCCCCTTTAGCACCAACCGATTTTCTTTTTACAACTTTCTTGGTTCGTGCCCCTTGAGCTAAAATGTTGACAGCGTCGTCGATACTTATTGTTTCGCCTTTCATCCCCTTACTGGCTTGTAAGTGACGAGCAGCTCCAATAATATCAGCAGAAACATTAAGCCGTTTAGCATCGCTAGCCATTTCCTTCTTTGCGCCCATACGCCTGAATTCTTCTGCCATATCGTCCTTACTAAGAAATCCAAGACTCCTCATAGTTTGTCTGGCTTTTTCGTATTCAGGGGAAAGCTTTGCTTTTGGCTGAACTGTCGTTCGTTTTTTAAGAGCTTCAATTTCTTTACGCATTTCTGCAAGCTCCTGCGTCTTCTTAGTGTAATCTGACTGACGCATATATCCCGCCTTTAACTCGGCTTCCGGGATACTTTCCTCTTCGTCTGATTCCTCTACCTGAGGTTGATCTTCGTCGAGGTTGTCTTCCTCGTCGTTAGAATTTACTTCTGGTTGGTCTGACTCCTCAACGGGTTGGTCGTTTGACTCCAAGTTTTCTTCTGACATGTGTATTTGAATTAAGTAATAGATTGAAACCTACCTTGGAGTTTAGGCAAGTTTCACGCTACTACTGATTATCAATATACTTAACTGCGTTTTCAATAAAACGTCTTAACTCTTTCTCTGCTTTAAGTTCAGCTTGTACGTTTACTAGCTCTTCCTTTTTACACAACTCTAGCTTATCTCTCAAGAGCTTTTCTTTGTGCTCGAAGTACTCGTTTAAATGTTTCCATCCTGGAGTTCTAGCCAAAGCCCTTAAGTTTTTAGCCTTAGTATTTATTTCTAAAGCTAACTTCTCCTGTATATTATCAATAACTTTTCTCTCTTTAGCCACTCGCATCCTTTCTTTCCATTGAGTTATATTCATATATATATGTTAGTAGTTGCTAGGCTGTGACGGTTGTAACGGAGCCTTGTTTGTTACAGGCGCTCCTTGCGACCTTAAAGCGTTTCCTGCCTCTGGTATTCCACCACCTATCATTTGTTCTGCTAATGCATTTTCTAGTCCGGTTTGTTGCGGAGTTTCCATCAGGTAAGATTCTGGGTTAGCCTTCTGGAATGAATCTCTTAGTATGTCTTTGAATATCTTTGTTAGGTTAACTGGAACTCCTACAGCTGCGTATTGAACTGCGGTGTTAGCAATGTTAACTGCGTCTTGAGCTTTCCCTCTAGAGTCGTAAGCCGTAGTTGAACCTGCCTCAATCTTTACTTGGTAGTTATGTAAAGCATCTCCTAAAACTTCTGTATCTATTTTTGTAAATTTTTGTGGAGCATCTTCTAGCGAAATCTTGTCTTTTAAAAAGTCTGCTTCAGTTCTTGGTCTTCTAACAACTATAGCTTCTGATTCTTCAGCAAAGTTTTCTGCTAGTGCAAGCCACATTTCCCCAAGCTCTGCTATTGAAGACTCTAAGTGTTTAACGATATTGTTAACCTGTGTATTAACCTGTGCATCTCTAGCAAGAATACCACGAGCGGTATTAGTAAATCCTGCTGATCCACCTCGGTCAGTAAAGTCTACGGTCTGTGATACAGTTTGAAAATCTCTGTTAAGTTGCGCTTCTTCATTATACCCACTCATTGGTTGTATCGGTTTCTCTACTGGTCTAATCACTCCTCTAATATCTGAGCCTAGTGGTAAGTCCACTGGTATAATATTGTTTGGTCTATGAACCAAGTTAGCAGGATTGATTCCAGCATTTATATTGTAGATCCATTCAGGGAAATTAACGGCATTGTTGAAATCAAGTCTTGCATTCCTTAAGTTGTTATACTCAACTTGCAATCCTTCTAATGGTTCAACCTCTCCTACTGAATAAAACTCTCCTCTGATTTTTCTGTCGTCCATTTTTACAAACGGTCTAAACCCTAGTTCGTTTACTTCACATCTTATAATGTATTGAGGACTTCCTCCTACAACAATTGCAGTAATTATATATTCCCTTTCGTCTTTAGCTTTTCCGCTTTTAGAAAATTGCCCCCAGTATTCCTGTAGGGTAATCTGGTTTTTATCTATCCTTTCACTTACGTCACTAATTCCTTTATCCCATTCTTGTTCTTGCACCTGCGTACTTGCGAACCCTGAGTCTTGTAGTTCTTCTGGATTCAAACCTTTGATTTCTGATAAGTCATACTGTTCAGGATCTAGCTTTAATAAATCTCCGAACCTCATGTTTGGTAATGTTTGTAAAACTCCAACACCTTCTTTAAAGTTCTCAACTCTTGGATCAACCTTAACATCAAATATAGAAATTAGATCTGCAGTTGGTCGTTCAAACGAAACAACTTCTTCTTCATATTCCTTCTCTACTACATTCCCGTCATCATCAATCTCAACTTCAACGGATGTTTGAATCTTTGTTTCTTGATACCAATCTACTTTTAAGAAACCAACTCCATATATAAACGCGTCTTTAACCCATGTCTCTAGTTTTTCCTGCATCCCATCTTCGTCCCACCAAAAGTTTAAAGCATCACGAATAGCCCCTACATAAGCCGTTGCTTCGTTAGTCCTAGGAGTAACAATAAATTTAGGATCCTTTGCTATTACTGGTGGTACTTTCTTCTCAATGATTTCAAAAATCTTTGGAATGAAAATATTAGACTGACCAGGTAATCTTTCCTGGTTCTCAAATACTCGGTACATTCTGTACCAATCAAGCCATTTGTTTCTTAGCCTAGTGGTAAGGTTATCAAAATCCATGTTAACCTGAACCATCCAATCCAAGGTCCTTGCACGCTCTTCGGAGTTTAGTTTTGCCATAGTTATCGTTTACTGATATCGATTAAATGAAGTGCCCGTAAAGGCGGTAGTTTGTTTTTGACCTTAATCTTTCCAGCACATTCCTGGCTTATGCATTCGATTGTTTCGTCCCTCATGTCCTTGTATCCGTCTCCGTAATCTCTGCGGATATCATGTCCGAAAATAAATTTTTTAATCCCACACTTTTTGCAAATTCCTTCCCAGGCAATATGGTCATAGCGCCTTCTTTTACGATTTGCCCGTTCGTGGATTTTTTTAATACTCATATCGCTGTTGTTTATTATATCAAATAACTAGTAAAAACGCAATTACTTCTTGAAATAAGGCCTACCGTCTTTAGTATAGCGCATCTTTAAGTTCTTAAGTGGGTCTAGGAATTTCTGTAATGGACGTTTCAAGTAGGGAAGAGACATCGCAAGTGCATCTATCGTATCGTCATGTTTACCTGACGGGAATCTTTTGAGTTGGTCTTCGAGAACCTCTGCTCTATTCCGTGGATGGAAGATAAGTCCATTAGCATATAAGGGAATAAGTCCTCGGATCTTTGTTTCTTTATTAGATCTAGTATGGATTTGTGAGACATGCAGGTATTTTCCTCTACGCTTTCCTTCAATCTTCAAATAGTGGGCTAACGCGGACTGGTACCCTACAGCTTCAATTGCCACACGAGAATCATAAAGTCCTTGTTGTCTATATATTTCAGCAATAACTTCTGATGGATCTGCTTTCCAGTTTTTATATTCGATTATGTAGATCCTATCGTTCCTATCCATAGCTGCAGTAAGAACAACCGAATCATCGGCATGGTCTTTCTTCGAGATAGCTAGATCGACTGTAGTCACGTAAGTAAGTTTGTCAGGCAAAGTATCCCAGTACTTAAGCCATTCTTCCTTGAACTCTCTTCCTTCTTCGGTAACTGGATCTTGTTGGTAGAGCGATCCCCAGTCTCGTATCCCAATAGATTCCTTTATGGATAGCAGCTCTGTTAGCGAATACTTTTGTGGCCAAAGAGCTTCTCCTTTTTTCCTGAACTCCTCAGGTTCCGTTGCGATAGCGGGGAAACGCAGCACGTCCCACTTACCAACCTTACAACCTAACGGATAAGTAGTAGTTGTTTTTTCCCAGCGGTTAGCCTTTGTATTCAAGTGGTATCCCTTTTCTCCTTCAAGATCTAGAAGTCTTCCACCTAAATCGTCATCGTGCCACTTGGTCATAATCAATATCACGCATCCGTTTTTTTCTAAACGCGTATAAGCTGTTGAGGTATACCAATCCCAAACCTTTCTCCTAATAGTTTCTGACTCTGCTTCTTCTCTATTCTTAATTGGATCATCAATAATCAGAACATCTGCACCTGCCCCCGTAATCGAACCACCTACACCAGTTCCTCTATAACCTCCTCTAGTAGAAACTTTCCATCTAGTAGCAGATTTACTTCCAGTTAAAAGCTGGCATTCAGGGAATATCTTTCTATGCACTTCCGTATCAACCTGCGATCTAGTATATCTACCAAAGTCTTCTGCTAAATCAGCTGAATATGAACAACTAATAATGCTTTTATTAGGATACCTCCCTAGATACCACGCGGGAAACTTAATACTAGCTAGCTCGCTTTTCCCATGCCGAGGCGGTAAGAAGATCATTAAACGCCTGCACTTGCCCATAGCAACCTTCTGCAGCTTCCTGGCTATCAGTTCGTGATGCCAATTACTTTTATAGTTCTTTTGAGTTAAAACACAATAATCAATTAGGTTCCGTTTCCCCATCCACAACATCGCTTGTATCTCCCGCGACGTTAACTCCGAGGAACTTTCCTCCTTGTCCAATATCGAACTTGTGTCTTCGTTCCAAGAGTCTGACTGCTGCATCTTCAGATATGTTTAAATTATTATGTACGTTCACAACTTTACTATCCTCATTAAATATCCTACACCATTTACCTAACATCTCTAACGCCTTCAATCTGTCCGTATCCCGATCAGCTGTACTCGCTATCCGCTCTATCATCCCTATAATCCTACTAGGAAAAACCTTATAACTTCTTAACGCGTCCTCGATCGCACCACGCACCTCCGTCCTCCGCAATATCTCCACTACGCGACTCTGACATTTCTCCTTAGGCCATTTACGATACTGCACATTCAAACTCTTAAACGCCGCATACGGGTCTCCGTCATGCGCTTCCAAAGCCAGTATGAAATCCCTGTTCTCTCGCGATATTTTCCAGTCCTCTAAAGCTTTCTTATCTCCCACCTCCAAACTACGGAAGAACCTGTCCGCCTTATCCTTCTCCTTTTTAGTTATCTTATTGCCCATTTTTTTTCGTCAATAGATCCTGTCTCCCTATACTCCTTGAATATAGCAGCTATCGTCTCTGCACTTCTTCCCTGCCCTTTACTCATCTCGTATTTCCCTCTACCTCCAACATCCGCAAACTCCTGCATCCTTTTGTTTATCTTTTTTGCCATATCTAATAGTTGTTAATTTTTTGCAATCCATTCCAATACTTATCGAAAAACTTCATACTCCCCGCGTACCTGCCCTTCGCACATCTTAAACATATATCCACTTCTCCACGATCTCCCGCATCAAATACTGTTCTCTCTGCATTCTCACATTTACATAACTCACATTGTGGCAAATGCTCTTCCTCTTCTTCCAACTCTTCCTTATGCCATATCTCTGGTTCTGGCGGTAGCGAATCAAACTGAACCTTCCCCCTATTCTCAATCTGCTTAACCTGCGCTCTCAACTGTTCTATCACACTACTCTTAGCCACTGGCTTATCTTCCGTGACTACACTTACCTCCTTTTTCTGTACATCCGTGGTCACGCCGTGGTCACCCGTAGTCACGTTAGCAATTATCTGCCCACGCACACTTATCTTCTCTCCTTCTCTCATTAGCTTTAAGTAATGGCTTATCCTCGCCTTAAACTCTCTTACTGTTATGTCTTCCATACTACTTTATTAGTTCTTCTTTTTATTTACCGTAGTCACATCTTATCTTAAGCGTAGTCACCTGTCAATTCTTTTCCTTTATACTAGCCCTTTCTCAATACATGGATATTTGTGAGGGAGTACGTATTACCCACACTCAATTTAATGTACTTGTGGGGCCCCTTTTTCTGGGGGGTACACCCCTTCTCTTCTAGAAGTCATGACTCTTGAC